CTATTAAAAGCTGATAATTTTTTTGGCGTAAGTGAAATTGTAGACGTAGCGAAAGGAAAACACGAACTAACGGACAATATTAAAAAAGTTTATAACCAACAAAAGCGTAAAAGATGGCAGAAAAACGAACAATAGAATTAGAAATACAAGACAATAGCAAGTCATTAAAAACGCAATATAGGGAAGCGGTTCAAGAACTACAAAAGCTTTCTGCGACATACGGGGAAACGTCCGAACAAGCAGCCAACGCTGCAAGGAAAGCCGCTGAATTAAAAGACCAAATAGAATTCAGTAAGGACTTAATAAAAGGTTTTAATCCTGATGCTAAATTTCAAGCGGTCGAAGGTGCTATCAATGGCGTAATGAATGGCTTTCAAGCGTTCGAAGGTGGTTTAGCTTTATTAGGTGTTGAAAGTGACAAGGTTCAAGAAGCAATGTTACGTGTACAAGCGGTAATGGCTTTAACACAAGGTATTAACGGTATAATGCAAGCTAAAGATGCTTTCGCAACTTTAGGAACTGTAGCTAAAACTGCATTAAAAGGTATTAAAACGGAATTAATTGCTACGGGTATAGGTGCGCTTGTTGTGGCTTTAGGAACTATTGTAGCATATTGGGACGACATTAAAGGTTTAGTAAATGGCGTTAACGATGAAACACAAAAGAACGTTGAATTAACGCAACAAAAATTAACAAAAACCGAACGAGAATTAGAAGTATTTGAAAAGCAAGAAAATTCGTTAAGGCTTCAAGGTAAAAGCGAAGAAGAAATAATAAAACTTCGTGAACAAAAAATACAAAAAATAATTGAAACGGCTAAAAAAGAAAAAGCTTTACAAGAACAAAATAAAAAAGCTGAAGTAGCAGCCGCTGAAAGAAATCAAACTTTTGCAAGGTATATAATTCAAACATACGCTACGGGTTTAAGTATGGGGTTATATATTATAACTGGTATTATAGACGGTATATCAAACGCTTTTATTTTCCTTGCTAAATCCGCTTTTAATTTTGGTAAGCAATTACGGGGTATAATGTTCGAAGCGTTAATTTCGCCGCTTGAATTAGCGTTAACGGGTGTAAATAAATTACTTGAACTTGCGGGCGCTTCTACGTTTGACACTAAAGCAATATTTGGTAATATACGAGATACTTATGCGGGTATTGAAAAACAAATCGGTGGGTTTATAAATAGTTTAGAAGGTACAAGTTTAAGTAAAGGATTATTTGAGTTAACGGATAAATACGTGTCTCAACAACTTGCTTCAGTTTTGTTTGACCCGAAAGCGGTTGCCGATAGTTACGACAAAACTATTCAGGGACTTGACGATAAAATTTTAGATGGCGAAGATAGAATAGCACAAAGAAAATTAGAACAAAACAAAAAGAACCAACAAAACAATAAAGACCAAAACGATAAAAACTCAAAAGAACAACTGGACTTAGAACGTCAAAATATAGACAAGCGTTTAGCCTTAATGAAAGACGGCTACGAAAAAGAAGTAGCTTTAGCAAATGAAAAGGCTAAAAGAGAAAAAGAAGATTTAATAGCAAACTCAAAAGACAAAATAGTTGATGCCGAACAATTAGCTGAAGCGCAAAGATTAATAGAGGAAACGCTTAAAAAAGATTTAAAGGAATTAGATGAAAAATATAATAGTGACAAAGCTTTAAGTTGGGAAGAAAAAAATAAAAAAGAAATACAACAAAAGCAAAAAGAAATAGACGACGAAATAGCGGCAGCTGGTAAACGTATTGAAATAAAAGAAGCTGAAGCTGAAAAGAAAAAGAAAATAGACGAAGAAGAAAAAGCACGTATAAAAGCATTAAACGAATATAGGTTAACCGCTGCGCAAGATACGTTACAAGTAGTTTCAAATTTAGCTGAACTATTCGCTGGTAAAAGTGAGAAACAACAAAAGAAAGCTTTTCAAGTACAAAAGGCGGTTAATATAGCCAACGCGGTTATAGACACTTATAAAGCGGCAAACACGGCTTTAGCAAGTTCACCACCACCGTTTAATTATATTGCTATGGCTGCGGCTATTACTGCGGGTTTAATTAACGTTAAAAAAATAGCTTCGCAACAGTTTCAAAGTAGTTCAAGTTCGGGCGGTGGTGGTGGTTCAAACGCCCCTACGGGAGCTGCGCCTATGACCGCGAACTTTAATACAATAGGTTCAAGCGGTATAAACCAACTTGCACAATTACAACAAACGCCAACACAAGCATACGTAGTTAGTGGCGAAGTAACAAGCGCACAAGCGTTAGACAGAAATAGAGTACAAAACGCAACACTTTAAGTTTAATAGTTATGGCAAAAGTTGAAATAATAGAATTGTTAATAGACGAAACAAAAGAAGAAATGGGAATCAATGCCGTTTCGGTTGTTGAAAGTCCAGCGATTGAAGAAAATTTTATAGCACTACAAAAACACGAAGTAGAACTAAAAGAGGTTGACACTGAAAAGCGTATCTTAATGGGTGCGGCTTTAATTCCTAACAAACAGATATACCGTAAAAACAAGGATAAAGAGTTCTACATTTACTTTAGTGAAGATACTGTACGTAAAGCTTCGGAACTATTTTTAATGCGTTCTAATCAAAACAATGCAACGTACGAACACGAGCGTAAAATGTTAGAAGGAATGTCCGTTGTTGAAAGCTGGATAATTGAAGATGAAAAAACGGATAAAAGCCGATTGTATAACTTTAATTTACCTAAAGGAACTTGGATGATTTCAATGAAAGTAAACAACGATGAAGTTTGGAAAAAGGTAAAAGACGGTGAAGTAAAAGGATTTTCAATAGAAGGTTATTTTGTAGATAAATACGACATGAGTTCACACGAAGACGAAGCGTTAATTGAAAAATTAAAAGACTTAATAAATAAATATGAAAACACCGACAAAAAGTAAAACAAGTCCTAAAGGCGGTAAACGTGGTTGCCTATGTAAAGACGGTAAATATTCAAAAGAATGCTGTAATGGTGACTTACAAAATCAAGGTATAGGAAGTTTAGTAAATCAAGGTACTTCTACAATAGTACATTTATAAAAAAGGAACAATTAAAAAACCAATAAGTTAATAAGCTATGATAAACAATATTTTAAAGAAAATCGAAAAGGCTAACGAAGTTCAAAAAGTAGAACTTGAAAAGCACGAAGTTGAACTTGCAATACTTGAAGATTTAAAAAAAATATCTAATGATATGATTGATAGTCTTAATGCGGTATCTGATGAACGATTAATTATCATCAATGCTCAAAATAGAATGTCAAAATCTATAAATAATTCAGAAAGCATTATTAAAAATGTTGAAAAACAACTTGCAGATTATCTTAAGCAAATTAAAGATTTAGGAATTGAACAAGTTCCGGCAATTGCTAAAAATATTCAAAATGAAATTGTAAAATCAAGAAATAGTAATAAAAAAGATTTAGAAAAATATATACAATCTTAAATAAAATAAAAATGAAAAATAGCCTAATCAATCAAATCAAAACTTTACTCGGAATGGAGGTAAAGTTAGAAACAATGAAACTATCGGACGGTGTTACAGTTTTAGAAGCTGAAATGTTTGAAGCTGGTAACGAAGTATTTGTAGTTACTGAAGATGAACAAAAAATAGCTTTACCAATAGGTGAATACGAACTTGAAGACGGTCGTATTTTAGTAGTAGTAGAAGAAGGAATAATTTCTGAAATAAAAGAGAAAGAAGAGGAAGAAGAAGAAGTAGAAGAAGAAGCGCCGATTGAAGAAGAAGCGAAGAAAGAACAAGAAATGGAAACGGCAAAAGTATCTCCTAAAAAAGTAGTTGAAAGCATGATTAAAGAATCTTTCTTTTCTGAAATTGAAGCTTTGAAAACTGAAAACGAAACGCTAAAAGCGGAACTATCTAAACTAAAAGAAGTTAAAGAAGTTGAACTTTCTGAAGTTAAACCAATTTCTTTTAACCCTGAAAACGAAAACACGAACGATTCTATAAAGTTAAGTGCAAAAAGACAACGCACAACTATGGATTCAATACTTGAAAAATTAAATAAATAATTAACTAAATACAAAAAAAAATGAGTACAACTTACAACTTTGTATCTAACGACGTAACAAGACAAGTAGGACTTGTTGAAACGTTGACTGGTGCAACTACTTTGACTGCTGAAGATTCGGATAAGTCATTTTATTTAAACGCTGCTGCTGGAGCGCAAATTACTTTACCAGCGGTTGCAACTTCTGCGGGTTTTAGATATCGTTTTACGGTAGCTGCATTATTTGCTACTACTGCTTGGACTATCAAAGCTGCTACAAACAAAATTCAAGGTGGTGTTATTGTGAATTCAGTAAACGTTCCTGGAGCTGATGAAAACACGATTACTTTTTCTGCTTCTGCGGACACTATCGGAGATTTCGTTGAATTGAATTGTGACGGTACAAACTGGTATGTTTTCGGATTGGGAACTGCTGCGGGTGCAATTACATTAACTGCTGTTTAATTAAAATAAAAATATTATAAAATGGAAAAAATTAATTTAAGTACAAGTACAAACATTACCACTACATACGCTGGTGAGTTTGCTGGTAAGTACATCGCTGCTGCTATCTTAAGCGCACCAACTTTAGAGCAAGGTGGAATGACTATTCACCCGAACGTGAAATTCAAACAAGTAATTCAACGTGTGGCAACGGACGATTTAATTCGTAACGCTTCATGTGATTTTGATGCTTCTGCAACAGTTACGTTAACTGAACGTGTATTACAACCTGAGGAGTATCAAATAAATTTACAATTGTGTAAAAAAGATTTTCATCAGACTTGGCAAGCGATTGAAATGGGTTACTCCGCATTTGATGTAATGCCTAAATCGTTTACTGATTTCTTAATCGCACACGTAGCTGAAAAAGTAGCTGCTAACATGGAAACTTCTATTTGGCAAGGTGTTAACGCAACACAAGGTCAATTCGCTGGAATCATGACACAATTAACAACTGATGCTTCTTTGCCAGCGGCTCAAGAAGTAACGGGTACTACTGTTGATGCTTCTAACGTAATCGCTCAAATCGGTTCAATCGTTGATGCTATCCCGACAAGACTTTACGGACAACCTGATTTAAAATTGTATCTTTCTTCTAACATCGTAAGAGCATATATCCGTGCTTTGGGTGGATTCGGTGCAAGTGGTTTAGGCGCTAACGGTACAAATAACTTGGGGACACAATGGTACACTAACGGTTCACTTTCTTTTGACGGTTTACCAATATTCCTTGCTAACGGTTTAGCAAACAATACTGGTTTAGCTTCTCAAACTTCTAACTTGCATTTTGCAACTGGATTGTTAAATGACATGAACGAAGTTAAAATCATTGATATGGGATTAATTGACGGAAGCATGAATGTACGTGTAGTAATGAGATTTACTGGAGACGTTAAATACGGATTCGCTGAAGATGTAGTTACTTACGGAATTGTTAACTCGGCTAACTAATCTAACATAAACTATACGAAAGGGTGGTGCAAAATACACCACCTTTTTTTTTGTTAAACTTTAAAAAATAATAAAATGAGCTGTGATATAACAAATGGTAGAATAGAACAATGTAAAGACTCCGTTTCGGGGTTGAAAGCTATCTACTTTATTAACTACGACGATTTAAATTCTGACGATGTAACATACGATGCAACGGACACGGATTTAATTACTGACTGGACTCCACTTGGCGCAAGCGCTATGAACTTGTATAAATACGAATTGAAAGGAGCTAACAGTTTTGAAACTACAATTAATTCTTCAAGAGACAACGGTACTACTTTCTTTCAACAAACACTCACTATTCAATTAAAAAGACAAGACGTTACAACGCATAAAAACGTAAAATTACTTGCTTACGGTAGACCGAGAATAGTTGTTAGAACAATGACCGACCAATTCTTTTTAATGGGACTTACACAAGGTGCTGACGTTACTGCGGGAACTGTTTCAAGTGGTAGTGCCTTGGGTGATTTTAATGGTTATAATTTGACTTTCGAAGCCATGGAGGTCAGCCCGGCGAACTTTCTTGACGTAACAGATGAAAACGGATTGAAAGTTTTATTTGAAACTGGAGCTGGTACTGATGCAACAATAGTTACTGCTTAATTTCCTTCATATACTTGCATACAATTAACCCTTACTTCGGTAGGGGTTTTTTGTTTACGGTACAAAATCGACCTTTAATCGTTTATAATATATGATTATTTTAACAACTTCAACAAGTGAACAAAGTTTTGTGTTTATACCACGCGCGCAC